GTAATAAAAATAAACATACTCATCATTTGTATATCATAGGGAGAATTGTGCATAGCTTGACGTGTAGCACGACTCTTGAACAATAGCAAATTAACGAGTTTCATATCGTCTCCTAAAGTAACTTCTCCACACCCAAGATCGCAACATGGAAATTCCTGTGAAAATTAACGCAATATTAATACTATCTAAAATCGAAGGGTAAAGATCGAAAAAAGGAAAAATAAACACTTGTATGGCAACCGCCAGTAAAAAACCGGAGCCAACGTCGATGATGCTTTCTATAAGACTACTGAGTTTCATGATATTTTCTGTAAATTTTAATAAATTTTTCACACATATTATATAAAAGTTCGTGATTAAAATTAGACTTCATTCGATTATATTTATCACTAACAAAAGAAAAATTATCTAATCGATTATTGTTGCGATTTCCATCAATGTGATCAACTGAACTATTGGAAAGTTCTGCGTCAATAATTTCTCCACTTAATCTGCAACGGACAAAAGGAAACATAATGGGTTTTCCATTCTCAAAATCAAATTGTTTAGTCCATTGATTAACTGCTTGAAAATTTCTATTTTTAACTGTAATTCCTGGCCAAATCATACCCAAGGTAGCCCATATCCTGTTAACAGGAGGTTTAACTTCAAGATGCGTGTCTCTAAAAGCACGTTTACCTTTTTTTGCATAAAGAAAACCTCTCATTTTTTTTCGTATATCGGTTCTTGTCGCTGGTTTTATTTCAGCGGTTCTCTTACGTTTAGGGTAAATAAAACTATGAACTTTTCTTTGAATTCCTTCAGTTTGCTTTTTATGTCTTTCAAAGGCTTTTAATTTTTGATCCTCGCCACAATGAAAAGAAATATTACTTTTACTTGTTTTAATATTATGATTTTTATGTAAAGCATCTTTTATTTTGCTATAAGAAAAATTTTTATTCTTATAATACTCTATCCATTCCTTTTTCTTTCCATCTATAGATCGTTGTGTTCTAGCCACTACTTACCTTTCTTTCTTTTTTTAGTTTTAAAAGGTTTAATGGAGACGATGTTTTCTATAATCGATCTTCTCCAAGCACCTTTTTTTTCGTCCCAATAACATTTGATTAAGTTTCCAGTGCTTTTTGCAACGAACTCATATTGTCTTTCAGGATTGTACGGTCTTTTTACTCTTTTACCATCCGACTTAGAATAATACTTAATCGTATAGTTTTTGGGTTGTACATTTGTTTGCATATTTTCCTCCTTTCTATTGTTTGTCAAATTCCTCTCGAGCCAGTAAAGCCGCTTCTTTCTCTATTTGCTCTAAAGGTAATTTACTATCTTTACTGAGAATTTCTAAAAAATCCTCATAAAGTCTTTCTAATATTTCTTCATTTACAAGGCAGCTCATATTAATAAGAGCCTTTCATTACAACGTATTTATAATCTCCATTTTGAAGATCATTAGCTTCTTGTAGTTTTTGAGCTACTTCGCTTGCTTTGTTTGCATCAGAAACAACAGCTTCCATATATGCGTATACATTGTTGCCACTATTTTCTCTGATTCTAACTACTGTAGTTAGTGTTGCCATATTTTATCCTTTCTATTTTATATTCTTTCTTGTTGCTGGCTTTAGAATTCAGAATAGCGTTGTACTCATTAAAGTAAGGACTTGTATCACTACAAGGTATTCCTCTTTTGTTACTCCAACGATTAATCGCTGCTATTCTTTTATCTTGCCAACTTATTTTATCTTTCATAGTTACTATATTATCTTATATTATGGGTATGTCAAGTGTTTATTTTTAAATTTTGGGCCTCTTTTTCTACCCCTTTGTGTGCCACGATACTCTTTTCTACATCCGTCTACATTCCAGCCGTCTTCACTTAATAATCTTTTTCTAATTTTACCTCGAACATAATCCGCATCACGTCCTGCTAGTTCACAAATCATACGCAGATGCCAGCTATCCTCTGTTAAAAAATCCATGGCTGAGTCTTTGTCTACGGCATCAACATGATTGGAGAAAACATCATGAACCGCTTGAGATAAAACCGCTGTAAAAAGCTTAGTCTCAGGTTCAGTGTTGTGTCCTCCAGTAATATTTCCACTCGCCCAACTTTTAAAACTATTTACCGATCTTCCCATTAGTGCACCGTCTTCTTATCATTAAAGTCAAAATAAGACTTAACATCTTCTTCAGAATCCAATACCGTTTGCAACATTGAATGAAAACCATCATCACTAAGACTGGTTCGATACAGTCGTATGGCAATCGCCATCAACGTACCGGCAACCATTTGAGTCTCGTACTTCTTCATATGTTTAACCGATTGTTCGAAAATTTTATTATAGATTTCTTGTAATTCTTTATCTTTATTTTTTGGCATTTTTTACGAACCTTTCTGTATTAACAGCATGAAGGTCTTCATTTTTGTACCAAGATGAATCATAGCCATTGGCTTTGCACCACTCATAATGATTTTTAGCAATGTCTTCACTTTTAATACGAAAACCACCCCAGTTATTTTCTTTTCGTTGTTTAGCTTTTGTTATTTCTCCCCAGTGTGCTTTGTTTTTTACATAATACTCATGATACTTAGCTTTAACCTCGGGTCGACTTCTATATTCTTTCATATAATTTTTAGATAATTCCTTTCCATGTTCGCTATTAGCCCAACGAAGTCGAGCACGTTTGCGGGCTTCTCCATATTTAATTTCTATTTCTTTCATAGATCTCGTCTATCTTTTGGAACAAAAGGTTTGTAACCCTGTTCCTCAGCGTCTTCATCATCTTCACCAACAATACTATTCACTTCAGGAACATAATGTTTTAAAGTCTGTTCAACTCCACGTTTAAGTGTGATTGCTGACATGGCACAACCCGAACAACTACCTGATAATTTTAAAGTAGCCACGCCAGTGTCCATGGCAAAATCAATAAAACCAATAGCACCATTGTGAGCCGCAACGCTGGGGGCAACTTTCTCTTCCAGTACACTCTTAATATCCTTAACAATTTCATTCTGTTCTCTCATCACATTCCTGATTTTCTCAAACGATCAACTTGATCATCAATTTGATGTGCAAGTTTTTTGTTATCTACTATTAATTCATTTCTTTCTTGTTCTAATTGTCTGTTTTCTTCTATTAAAAATTGATAGTCGTGTTGTCTTGTATAGTCGCGGGAGTTTAAACAATCCTCCAAAGAGGCAACTTTATTTTTAAGATCATTTATTTCTTCTTTTGCAGCTTTCATTTCAGGTGAGTTTATACCAATCGCTTTAACAAGAGAAGTTTCTAGTTCTGCGTCGTGTACTTTTTGTTTAAGTTCATCAATCTGTCGAGTTAGATCTAGTGGGCCTCGATCATCTTTTTCTTTTATTAATTCTTCGTACTTGGGCACGTATCTCCTTTCTTAAAACTCTTATTCTATGCTTTAATCCATCTATTGTTGTGTGCATCCAACCACAATCATGGGGTTCTATTTGTGAATAGAAATATTTAATCGTTTTTTTTAGAATCTCTATTTGTTTTAATCGTGTCATATATATGTTTCTTTCCTTCTTTTGCTTCTACCCATGCTTTCTTTGCACTATCATAGGCGTGTTTTTTCATACTTTTTTTCGTACTCATAATTGTTAGCATATCTGCACCATTATATACTCTTGCATAAGTATTCTGTGTTCCAGCAATGCTTGCTCCGCTTGCTAAGAGTGCAAACTCAGAGCAACTAGAGCACGTTATTAAGATAGCGCATGCAAAAAATATTTTTTTCATCATTTTTAATCTCACCTTGGTTATCGCATGCTTCGCAGTCAATGACCACTCTTAATTTTGAGGTAGCATCTTTAAAAATCTTACGATAACCGTTGCCCATACAGGCAGGGCAAATAAGCTTACTGGGGTTTATCTTTTCCATTTTTCTCCTTAGACTCTATTTTTGTCCAAGCAGCAATTCTTGCCACAAGTCCTGCAACTTCAATGTAAGGTTTCTTAGCTAAATATTCTAAAAAAACTTTACGATCTTCTTCAGGTACTTTATACATGTTCAGCCTTTCCATTTAGTCTTTTAACTTCTTTGTTGACTAAAATATTAATCGTTTGACTTCGACTCATTATTGTATTCGGTGTAATGACTCGTCTTAATTTATCTATCTTAGAATAAGTATCTTTTGATAGAGAAAC